CTTTATATTTTCTCCGGCGGGATTTTTAGGTTTTGAATCTGGCACGGTGTTTATAAGAGTCTACAAGGTATACACTCTCCTTTGGTGTTCATCTTCTCCTTTCAATGAAACATGCCCCTATGGTTTTCATTGGTGTGGCCATATATACCTCCTAAAATATTTGGTTTACTCACTCCCTTGTAGGCTCCTATAAGCATCGTTTTGTGAAATAGGCATGTTATTAGGAGGATGAATATGGCTAAGAAACAAAGTGATTCTGAGAAAAAACGTCGCGATCTTATGCGACCTGGGCTTACTCCAGAATCAAGGGAAAATCAAATGATCGCACTAGCAGTTGACCAGGCTGAGAGGCAGCTTCGAGAGGGGACTGCATCTCCGTCCGTGCTGGTGCATTATCTTAAACTCGGTACAACAAAGATGCAGCTCGAAAAAGATATTTTGGTTGAGCAGCGTAAACTAATTCAGGCAAAGACAAAAGCAGCTGAGTCTACTGTGACTATGGAAGCTGCTTTAAACGATGCAATGAATGCACTGCGAAAGTACCAAGGAACTGCGGTAGACTCTGATGATTCGGACCTATACTGACCTTAAAGCCTTAAAGACTTGGGAGGAACGTATCAAATACTTGAAACTTGATGGGGTAGTCGGAGGCGAAACATTCGGATTCGATCGATACTTGAATCAGATGTTTTATAGATCTACTGAGTGGAAACGAGTCCGGCGCGATATCATTATCAGGGACAAAGGAACCGATCTTGGAATTGATGACCGAGAGATTGTCGGGAAAATTTATGTTCATCATATGAATCCATTAGAAGTCAAAGACATTGTTGACTCGACCGACTATCTTTTGAATCCTGAATTTCTAATTTGCTGCTCCAAAGAAACCCATAATTACATACATTATGGCATAGTACCGAATATGCCCAAGATCGTTACTGAACGGTCTCCATTCGACACAGCACCCTGGAGGAAACTAAAATGAATAAAACGGATAGCATTCTTGGCACAGTAAAAAAGATAGCTGGGAATATGGCTCCCGAATATGAGTATTTCGATATGGATCTTTTGGTTTTTACCAATTCCACTTTGGCAATTCTCACCCAGCTTGGCGTCGGGCCAGATAAGGGGTTTCTTGTAAATGATTCTTCTGCAATTTGGAATGATTTTATCGGCGAGGGAGATAAGAATGTCCTATTTGGCTTGGTAAAGTCTTACGTTCCCTTGAAAGTTAGGCAGAAATTTGACCCGTCGACATCTACCATCGTTTCTAATTCTCTTAACGCCTGTATCGCTGAGTTGGAATGGAGAATTAGAGAGGCAGCTGAGGATTTGAAAGCTGAAAAAATAAAGAGGTGATGTGAATGTGGACATATGTATGCCCGACAAGACCAGACGAACTTTACCACCATGGCATTCGAGGAATGAAATGGGGCGTTCGCCGATTTCAGAATTCTGATGGCACTTTGACCGCTGCTGGAAAGAAACGTCTTTCCAAACTTGAGGGGCAGGAGGCTAAACTGGCGGAAAAGAAAGCTGCTGTTACTGGAGGTAAGAGTGCGTCTTCTTCTAAAGCTGGAACTACGAAAAAGAAATCTGTCAAAGATATGACCGATGAAGAATTAGAAACCGCAAATCGGCGTATGGCGTTGGAGCTCAACTACAAGACTCAATATAGTAAATTAAACCCTGAGAAAGTCAGTGTTGGAAAAAAGTTTGTAAACAAATTCGCTGAAAAAACGCTTGATAGTGTTGCCACTGGTGCTGCTAATGCAATTGGGGATACCGTGAAAAAGCAGTTTAGCTCTGTTCTTGATAAGGCTTTTGATTCTGCTACGAAGAAAAAGTAAGTTGATTGGAGAATAATAATGTCTTTGTCAAATACTGCCGTACCCAAATATTACGGGGAGTTTCGGGAGGCGGTAATTCGAGGAGAGATCCCTGTAAACCGAGAGGTTTCTTTGGAGATGAATCGAATTGATGCCCTAATTGACAACCCCGGAATCTACTACGATGATGCTGCTGTTGAGGGATGGATTGCATACTGCGAGGGAGAACTTACCTTAACTGATGGTTCTGATGTTAATATGCTCGAATCTTTCAAGCTTTGGGGCGAGCAGGTATTTGGATGGTATTATTTCATCGACCGAAATGTCTGGGTTCGTGATGACGGCGATAGCCATGGTCACTATGAAATGCGCCGTATGCGGAAACGTCTCATCAACAAACAGTATTTGATTGTTGGTCGAGGCGCTGCTAAATCGCTTTACGCAGAATTCATTCAGGCGTATTTCCTCAATGTTGACACATCGACTACGCATCAGATTACTACGGCTCCAACAATGAAGCTTGCCGAGGAGGTAATGTCCCCGTTTCGTACGGCTATCACGCGTGCTAGAGGGCCGCTGTTTAAGCTTTTGACGTTTGGCTCATTGCAAAATACGACTGGCTCTAAAGCTAACCGATGCAAGCTTGCAGCAACCAAGAAGGGGATTGAAAACTTTCTTACCGGATCGTTGCTCGAAATCCGGGCAATGTCTATTGCGAAGCTTCAGGGTTTGCGGTGCAAGATTGCCACCGTTGACGAATGGCTTTCTGGTGACATCCGAGAGGACTGCATCGGTGCAATCGAGCAGGGTGCCTCTAAACTGGACGATTACCTGATTGTAGCTACTAGCTCTGAGGGGACTGTCCGTAATGGAGCTGGCGATACAATCAAAATGGAGTTAATGAATATCCTTAATGGAGAATATCCTAATATTCATGTTTCCATTTGGTGGTACAAGCTTGATTCTATCGATGAGGTTGCTGATCCTGATATGTGGCTGAAGGCAAACCCGAATATAGGAAAGACGGTTACATATGAGACGTATCAGTTAGATGTTGAACGTGCAGAGAAAGCTCCTGCTGCAAGGAACGACATATTGGCGAAACGATTTGGTATACCCATGGAAGGGTATACCTATTATTTTACCTATGAAGAAACCTTGCCGCATAACAAACAGAGCTTTCGAGATATGCCCTGCGCTATGGGTATCGACCTATCGCAAGGTGACGATTTCTGTGCTTTTACATTTTTGTTTCCGCTTCGGAATGGTTGTTTTGGAATCAAGACCAGAAGCTACATTTCTTCGCTTACATTCAATAAATTGGCGCCTGCTATGCGGTTCAAATACCAGGAGTTCATTGATGAAGGTAGTTTGGCGGTTCTCGAAGGTGCCATTATTGACTTGGAAGAAGTTTATGATGACCTGGAAGTATTTCTCGATAAACAACGGTACGACGTTAGATGTGTTGGGTATGATCCATATCACGCTTCCGAGTTCATCGACCGATGGGCCAGAGAAAATGGCCCCTATGGAGTTCAAAAGGTACCTCAGGGAGTAAGAACAGAATCTGTTCCGCTTGGTGAGCTAAAAAAACTGTCTGAGGAACGTATGCTGCTGTTTGATGAGCAGCTAATGATGTTCTGTATGGGCAACTGCATCGTTATGGAAGATACTAACGGCAATAGAAAGCTTCTTAAGAAGCGATATGAAGAAAAGATCGACAATGTTTCCGCTATGATGGACGCATTGGTCGCTTATAAGGACCACAAGGAGGAATTCGAATGAATTGCAGGAGGTGTTTCGAATGTGGGTATATGCACGCCCAGTGACACCAGATGAGCTTTACCATTATGGTGTTCGAGGAATGAAATGGGGCGTTCGCCGATTTCAGAATTCTGATGGAAGCTTAATTGGCACAAAAAAACAAATAAGGGATGTTATTGCCGATAATAAAAAAGCTTTTCATCTTGGTAAAAAAGCGGCCGTTTCCACCAGAACAACTGCCAGACTTATCAATAAGTCTATTAGATTGGAAAATAAAATTGGCAAACAGTTTGACAGAAATCCTAATAAGTCTGGAAAACGGCTTGAGTCCCTTATGGTTAAGGATAAAGCAGCTAAGGCGGCTATTATTAAATCGGCATATAAAAGCACCAAGGATACAAAAGAAATGATGCAGCATGCAAAAGATCTTGCCGAAAAATATGGATCTGATGTAATCAAAATGCCAAAGGTAGGAACTAAAAAATTGGCAAAAAGTACCGCAAACACTGGAGCTCCTAATAAAATTTCAGTTGTTAATGAGCGCGTTGTTAATGGTAAACAGATTGCTGCGTCAATGCTTACTTATGTTGGGGCGTCAAAAGCACTATCTCTTGGATTACCATTAGCAGTTGTTTATAATCCACCATCTGCTTCTAGATTGGCTCGTGCATCGGCCAATAGTCTTTATCGAAATGAATACAAAAAACAGAAACAAAGAGGTTGATTGAATGGCCGTGAATCTACAAAATCGTCTTAGACATGCGTGGAGCGCATTCATGAATAAAGACCCTACCGTTCGGCGAGTGTCCTGCGGTTCGTTTGGAGGAAACTATAGTCGGAATCGATTGACTCGAAATAATACCCAGTCGATTATTAATCCTCTGTATAATCGAATCGCTATTGATTGCAGTCAGGTTTCTATTATGCATGTACGGACCGATGATAAGGGTCGTTATCTGGATCAGATGGACAGTAAGCTGAACAATTGTCTTACGCTTGATCCTAATATTGATCAAACAAGCCGCGCCTTTATTCAGGACGCGGTTCTGTCTTTGCTAGATAAGGGAGTCATTGCAATTGTTCCAGTTCGTGCTACTTCTGATCCAGAGCTTTCTGAAGCGTATGATGTTGAGCAGCTTCGTGTCGGAGAGATAACCGACTGGTACCCCAATGCCGTTCGAATTTCGCTTTATAACGAAGATGTTGGAAAACGTGAAGAAATCGTCATGCTCAAGAAAGCAGTCGCGATTGTTGAGAATCCTTTCTATTCGGTTATGAATGAGTCGAATTCTCTTGCCCAACGGCTTATTCGGAAGCTGAACCTTTTGGATGCGGTTGACGAACAAAGCTGCTCTGGCAAGCTTGATTTGATTATTCAGCTTCCGTATGCTACCAAAACGGAGCTCAGAAAGCAACAGGCTGAGCGTAGGAGAGAAGAACTGGAGCATCAATTAGCCGGATCGAAATATGGTGTGGCTTATGCGGACGGAACCGAAAAAATTGTGCAGCTAAATCGTTCTGTGGAAAACAATCTGCTATCTACTGTAGAGTATCTTACGAGTATGCTTTATAGCCAGTTGGGCATGACACAGGGGATACTGGATGGATCTGCTGATGAACAAACGCTGCTCAATTATCATAGCCGTCTTATTGAACCAATCATCTCGGCTATTGCGGATGAGATAAAACGTAAGTTTTTATCCAAAACCGCTCGTAGCCAGAATCAGTCCATTGTGTTCTTCCGTGATCCGTTTAAGCTTGTTCCTGTGTCGCAGATTGCTGAAATTGGCGACAAGATGACCCGAAATGAAATCATGACTTCTAATGAAATCAGACAGGTCATTGGCTTGCAGCCTTCCTCTGATCTGGGAGCTGATGAACTGCGTAATAAGAATCTGTCCCAGTCGAAGGACGAACTGGAGGCGCAGAAAGCGTCCAATACAGAAATGAGCGACAAGAAGGAGGAAAATCAAAATGCCTGAAACTTATGATTTTCAGGGCAGAGCTACTGCCTACAATGTGCGCTGTACTGATGGTCGAACTATTTTGCCGAATGCATTTAAGGATTGCACCGGTAAGACGGTTCCGCTTGTCTGGAACCATCAGCACAATTCGGTAGGCAATGTGCTCGGTCATGCTCTGCTTGAAAACCGAGACGATGGCGTGTATGCATATGGCAAGTTTAATAACACTGAGGACGGTCAGGCTGCTAAAGAGCTTGTCCGTAATGGCGATATTAAAGCGCTGTCAATTTATGCAAATCACCTCAAAGAATCTGCACATAACGTTATGCATGGTGCTATTCGGGAGTTGAGCCTGGTACTAGCAGGGGCAAATCCTGAGGCATATATCGAATCTGTAATGTGCCATGATGACGAGAGCCTTGAATCAGCAACGTTCTGGGCGGTTGGTTCGATTATTCAGGATGGCCCAATTGAGGTCGAAACACCTGCTGGAATTTCTCATGGGGATGACCCGGAGTGCTCCGAAGCTGACGGTGCCAAAGCAGATCCTTCTGATGAGGAACTTGACCATGCGGATTCCGATGAAGATAAAACCATTGGTGACATTATTGAAACCATGAATGAGGAACAGAAAAACGCTATGTACTATCTGATCGCGATGGCTAAAGATGATGACACTGATGACAACACCGACAGTGAAAAAGGAGGAGACGAATCCATGTCCCACAACGTTTTCGAGAAAAATGAAAATTCTACGCAGGGCGGCGTTCTTTCTCATGCCGAGATTGAAACTATTTTCAAGGATGCCAAGCGTGCCGGTAGTCTGAGAGAGGGCGTTCTCGCCCATGCCGAGGAGTATGGCATTACCAATATTGATTACCTGTTCCCCGAAGCCAAGTCCCTTACCACCACCCCTGAGTTCATCAAGCGTGATACCGGCTGGGTATCCAAGGTTATGAACGCGGTTGCGCATACGCCTTTCTCCCGGATTAAGACTGTATTCGCCGATATCACCGAGGATGAGGCTCGTGCAAAGGGCTATATGAAGGGGAAGTTGAAGAAGGAAGAAGTATTCTCCCTGCTGAAGCGCAGCACTGCACCTACTACGATCTATAAGAAGCAGAAGATCGATCGTGATGATGTGATCGATATTGTTGACTTCGATGTCGTGGCCTGGATCAAGGCTGAAATGCGCATGATGCTGGACGAGGAAATCGCTCGTGCGGTTCTGCTGGGTGATGGTCGTCTTGCTTCCAGCGACGATAAGATCGATGAGAACTGCATTCGCCCCGTTGCGAAGGATGCTGAGCTGTATTCTATTCACAAGACAGTGGATGTTGCAAAGGATGCAACAGATGAAGCAAAAGCAAAGCAGTTTATTCGCACTGTAATTAAGTCCCGTAAGGATTACAAGGGTTCTGGCAACCCCACCCTCTATATCACCGAGGATCTGCTGGCGGATATGCTACTGCTGGAGGATGGCATCGGTCATCTGATGTATACTTCCGAGGCTCAGCTGGCGACTACTCTGCGCGTGAAGGAGATCATTACCATCCCCGTAATGGAAGGTCAGACCGGTGTCAACGAGAAGCCTTTGGTTGGCATTCTTGTCAACCTGACCGACTATAAGATCGGTGCCGATAAGGGCGGTTCTGTCAACATGTTTGACGATTTTGACATTGACTATAACGCCCAGAAATATCTGATTGAAACCAGATGCTCTGGTGCACTGGTTAAGCCTTATTCCGCGATCACCTATGAGATGAACGTGGCTGCGGCTTAATTATTTGCCTACGGGTTAGGCATAACTAACTATAATGATATAAAGGAGAGATTCTCATGACCAAGGTATTCGAAGATACCAATGATCTGCACGTTCGGAGTCTGATTTTCTATGGAAAAACTGCCGATCACAAGCTGTATCGTGAATCCACTTACAAGACCCAGATTACTTCTGACGAACTTGCTGATGCATTCAAGAAGGGAATGGTCCTGGTGTTTGACGGGACTAATTATCTTGTACCTGTGGCATTTACTGCGGCTAAGGTAATCACTATGTCTGGCACCACTTCCGTGACTGGCACTGAGTGGGCTGCTAAGGTAGGGGAGTAATTCAAAATGGCAAAATTCGCTGGAGTAATCGGGTTTGAGGAGACTGCCGAGACTTCGCCTGGGGTCTATTCCGAGAACATAGTGGAGCGTCTCTACTATGGCGATGTTGTAAAAAACTATCGCCGACTCGAAAACTCCGGCGAAGTTAATGACAATGTAACTTTGTCGAACGAAATTAGTGTGGTCTGTGACGAGTATGCGTATCGAAATTACGCATCGGCGCGATATGTTGAATTTATGGGTGCTAGATGGAAAATTACATCCGTCTCGGTTCAGCACCCGAGGTTGGTATTAACTGTTGGAGGAATCTATAATGCATGATCGAATTGAGCTACAGCAAATTCTTGAAGACATTTTAGGTTCCAAGAATGTTTATTTCCAGCCTCCGGCATCGGTGAAGATGGCGTACCCGGCAATCGTTTATGAATTGTCGGATATTGAAAACGAACATGCCGATAATGCGCCGTATGTGCAGCGAATGAGATACTCGATAACCGTGATAGATAAAGATCCGGACAGCCGCATCCCTTTTGTTATTTCGAAACTCCCAACATGCTCTTTCGACAGAGCATATAAATCAGACAATTTAAATCACTATGTACTAAATTTGTACTATTAAGGAGGCTAAGCTACTATGGCATCTAAAGCTCTCGTATGGGACCAGATCGGTGAGCGCGAGTATGAAACTGGTGTATCCAAAACGGTCCTTTATCCCTATGACAGCACCACCAAGGCTTATGGTAACGGTGTTGCTTGGAGTGGTGTAACCGCTATCAATGAGTCCCCAGAGGGTGCAGAGGCAACAGACATGTATGCGGATGATATTAAGTATCTGTCCCTGATGTCTGCTGAGACTTTCAAGTGCACCATTGAGGCATATACATATCCCAAGGAGTTTGAGGAGTGTGATGGCTCTGCTGAGATCACTGACGGTGTTACTGTCGGTCAGCAGAATCGAAAGCCTTTCGGCCTGTGTTATCGTACTGCTGTCGGTAATGACACTGAAGGTACTGATTACGGCTATAAGATTCATCTTGTATATGGCGGTAAGGCAAGCCCTTCCGAAAAGGATTATTCTTCCGTCAATGACAGTCCTGAGGCGTCCACTTTCAGTTGGAACGTCAACACGACTCCGCTGCCTGCGTTTGAAGTGAATGGTAAGAAGTTCAAA